CATTTAAAGAGATCGACAAGCTAGTTAAAGAGGAAGAAAAGAGATAACCACGATACAACCCCTGGTAGTACTACCAGGGGTTGTAAATATTTTAAATAAAAATAAAAATAAAAGTTGACATATATTTTAACATGGGATAAGATGGGATATTAATTAACAAAGGGAAAAAAAATGAAAACACAACTAATTAAAAACTTTAAAATGAACGATCAAGTTTATAAATTAAGAAGACAAGTTATAAATTTAATTTATGAAGTTAAGAACGAGATTACAAACTTACCGAGAATAGAGGTAAGGATCGGAGAGCCGAGAAGCGAGAAGACCTTAGGCGTGGCAGCTCTTAAGGATTATAAGATATGGATCACAGAAGACGCCATAAACATGGGTCCTGATGCTTTAAGAAATATTGTTTTTCATGAAGTAGTTCATGCAGTGACTGGCTTCGGCCATGATGATAATTGTCCATTGATGCAGCCAACTCTTAAAACAATCTTATCTAAAAAAGATTGTATGGCTACTCTTAAAAAATATATAAACTAGTTTCCCTAACGCCTAGGCCTAACGGCCTAGGCTACCCATAGAGGTACCAAACCAATTCCAAAATTAAAATTACTTTTTTTTCAATTTTTTAAACTTTTAAAATTTAGGTTCTACATTATTTACCTTAACATTGTATGACGAATAGACGTAGTAAGGCTTCTGATGAATAGGGCTTTATTTTTAGGGGACCCGAGTGTATATTAAATCCAGATGACAGATACAGATTTATTGACCACCGATCAGTTACGAGAGAGGCTCGAAAAAGTGTGGCTTAAACATATAAAATTATGCCAAGACAACTTCTTATATTTTGTAAAGAATGTTTGGCCAGACTTCATTTGTCGTACTGATAAAGATCCTGATAAGTGGGGACATCATCAACATATCGCTCATGAGTTTACAAAAATATCTAAGAATAAAAAAGGAAGGCTCATAGTAAATATGCCTCCTAGACATACTAAGTCAGAATTTGCATCCATATACTTTCCTGCGTGGATGATAGGGAAGTTTCCTAAAATGAAAATTATGCAAGTGTCCCACAACGCAGAACTCTCTGCGAGGTTCGGGGCTAAGGTAAGAAATTTAATTGATAGCGCAGACTATAAACAAATCTTTGGAGATGTTAGACTACGAGAAGATAGTAAGGCAAAAGGACGTTGGGAGACCAATCATGGTGGGGAATATTTTGCAGCGGGGGTAGGCGGTTCTATCACAGGACGAGGGGCGGACTTACTTATTATCGATGATCCACACACGGAACAAGATTCACTATCGGATAGTGCAATGGAGAGAACTTATGATTGGTATCTCTCTGGACCAAGACAACGTTTACAACCGGGAGGCTCGATTGTTTTAGTAATGACAAGATGGGCAGAAGATGATTTGACCGGAAGATTAATCAAAGCAGAAAATGAACCTAAAGCAGATAAGTGGGAAAAAATTTCTTTCCCTGCAATTATTGGTGAAGAGGAAGAAGCAGTTCCTGTTTGGCCAGAGTACTGGTCTCTAGATGAACTGGAAAAAGTTAAAGCGTCTATATCGATTAGAAACTGGTCAGCTCAGTACATGCAAAACCCAACTAGTGAAGAAGGTGCAATTTTAAAAAGAGAATGGTGGCAGCCGTGGACCAAGGATCTTCCTGCGTTAAGACATGTAATTCAATCTTACGATACTGCATTCAGTAAAAAAGAAACTGCCGATTACTCAGCGATTACTACATGGGGAATATTCAAGCCTCACGAATCAGGGCCAGATGCAATTATATTAATTGATGCCGTCAAAGGTAAATATGATTTTCCAGAATTAAAAATGGTAGCGCTCGACCAATATAAATATTGGCAACCAGAGACCGTGATTATTGAAGCGAAAGCCAGTGGTCAAAGTTTATTACAAGAGTTTAGAAGAATGGGGATTCCAGTTATGGATTACACTCCAGGACGAGGCCAGGATAAACACTCACGAGTCAACGCCTGTGCTCCAATATTCGAAGCAGGACAAGTTTATTATCCAAGAGATGAACATTGGGCTCACGAAGTTATTGAAGAATGTGCAGCATTTCCTCATGGCGAACATGATGATTATGTAGACAGTACCACACAAGCTATGTTAAGATACCGTCAAGGTTCTTTCGTAACCACTTATGCTGACGAGGATGAGGTTCAAAGTTATAAAGAACGTAAATACGTATATTATTAATTAGGAGAAAAGATATGTCTAAAAGATCAAGAAGAAGAAATAAGATATTAGGAGCTTTAGCTCTTGGTATCGGTGCATCTAAACTAGGAATGCTTGGTGGTAAAACAGCAAGTGGTATTGCAGGAGATAAAATGGCTTCTGCTAGAAAATTAATGACTTCAGATACTGCAATGAAGGGTTCTGCTAAAAAATTTTTAACTGATGGACCTAAAGCAGTTGATATAGTTAAAAAAGGTCCTGGTATTAAAGTTACACCAGAGATGAAAGAAAAGAACTTGCAAGATTTTAAAGATTCAATTACAAGATTGAAAGAAAGAAGAGGAGAAACAGCAATGATGAAAAAAGTAACATCAGATTCTAAGGTTCCTGGCTTCTTTGGTTTTAAATTTGACAAGCCTCTATTTAAATCGGGTGGCTCTGTTATGGCTAAATGCAAACTGGGTAGAAATAAAAAAACTAAAATTTACTAATGGCCGAAATCGATAAAGCAATTGTTGAGGAGACTGAAACTCCTGATACAGAAGAAGTAGATGTTGAGTTAGAATCTTCTGAGGAAGAGGCTCCAACAATAGAAGAAACTATTTCTGCACAGGATGAGTTTTATGAAAACCTTGCAGAGGACATGTCTGATGAAGTGTTGCAGAGAATGTCTAATCAATTGCTGGACGATTATAAAAAAGATAGAGTCTCAAGAAAAGATTGGGAAACTTCTTACACCAATAATTTAGATTTATTAGGAATCCGTCATGTTGAGATGACAAGACCGTTTAAAGGTTCGGCATCCGTGACTCATCCACTTTTATCCGAAGCCGTAACGCAATTTCAAGCACAAGCCTACAAAGAATTACTCCCGTCTCAAGGACCAGTAAGAACTAGAGTTCTTGGGATGGAAGATGAGCAGAAAGTAAATCAAGCACAACGAGTTCAAGATTTTATGAACTACATGATTACTGAGGAGATGGAAGAATACACTCCAGAGTTTGATCAGTTATTATTTTATTTAGCACTCGCAGGATCTGCATTTAAAAAAGTTTATTATGATGAAGTGATGCAACGAGCAGTATCTAAATTTATTCCTGCAGAAGATTTAGTAGTCCCCTATTATGCAACCGACTTAATGGATTGTGAAAGAATTACTCATGTAATTAAAATGGGTGAGAATGAAATCTTAAAAAAACAAGCTTCTGGTTTTTATAGAGACGTAGAATTAAAACCAACATCTTCGGGTCCTACAGAGATTGAGAAAAAATACCAAGAATTAGAAGGAGTGACTCCTTCTTCAGACAAACAATATTCATTTTCTATTTTAGAAATGCATGTCGATTTAAATTTAGAAGAATTTGAAATGCAAGATACAGAAAAAGCTGTAAAGATTCCATACATTGTAACGATTGATGAAGGCTCTGGAGAAGTTTTATCTATTTATCGTAACTATGACATGATGGATGAGACTAAAAAACGAAAAGAATACTTTGTTCACTTCAAATTTTTACCAGGATTAGGGTTTTATGGTTTTGGTTTAACACATATGATTGGTGGATTAAGCAGAACTGCTACACAATCTTTAAGACAATTACTAGATGCAGGTACATTATCGAATTTACCAGCAGGATTTAAGTCGAGAGGCTTGAGAATTAGAGATGATGACCAACCTTTTCAACCAGGAGAGTTCAGAGATGTTGATGCACCTGGGGGAAATATCAAAGATCAGTTCCAAATTTTACCATTTAAGGAACCATCGGCTACATTATACCAATTAATGGGCTTTGTTGTGGACGCTGGACAGAAATTTGCAGCGATTACTAACATGGATACTGGCAATGACCTACAAAATAGAGCTGTTGGCACCACTGTTTCTCTCTTGGAACGTGGTTCGAGAGTCATGAGTGCTATTCATAAGCGATGTTACTACTCAATGCGTAGAGAATTTAGGTTACTTGCAAAAGTTTTCGGTACTTATCTACCACCAATATACCCATATTCAGTATATGGAGCAGATCAAGCAGTTAAACAGACAGATTTTGATGATAGAGTTGATGTAATTCCAGTTGCCGACCCGAATATCATGAGTATGACGCAAAGAGTAACGTTAGCTAACGAGAATTTAAAGATTGCAATGTCAAATCCAATGATGCACAACTTAAGAGAGGCATATCGGAGAGTATATGAAGCATTGGGGACTCAAGATATCGATCAATTACTAATACCACAAGAAAAACCAATGCCAAAAGATCCTGCAACCGAGAATATGGAAGCGATTATGCAAAAACCACTTAGAGCTTTTCCAACTCAAGACCATCAAGCACATATTGCAGCTCATAGAGCATTTATGTCTACAAGGATGGTGCAGATTAACCCACAAGTTTACGCAGCATTACAATCACACATCTCTGAGCACGTTTCTATGTTAGCTCAAGGAGAAGTTGGGGCTCAAATACAAAATGATCCTATGATGCAACAGATGTTACAAGTGGATCCGCAAGGAGCAGAGATAAAAATAGCATCTATGATTGCTCAAAGAGTTGCTCAATTAACAATGGAACTGGCACAATCTGAAGCTATGGGTCAACAACAAGATCCATTAGTTGCTTTAAAACAAAGAGAACTAGATTTAAGAGCTTTGGACTTACAACGTAAGTCTGAAGAGGGTATGATGAATATGGAGATCAGAGAAAACCAGATTGAAGAACAATTAGATATTGAAAAGATGAAAGTAGAAAATAATGAAGACCAAGCAGCGGAAAGAATTAGAGTTGCTAGAGAAAAATTAGAAATACAAAGAGCTAAAATGAATGGAGCTAAAAAATAATGCCACTTACTCCTAGAGGAAAAAAAATAATGAAGTCCATGAAAGAAAGATATGGCAAGAAAAAAGGTGAGCAAGTTTTTTATGCAACTAAAAATAAAGGCAAGCTTAAAGGTGTAGAGAAAGCTTATTTAGGTAAAGCAATTAAACAACCTAGTGAGACTAAAAAAGAATTTGAAATGAGACATGCATACCATAAACCATTTATGAAAAAGCCAAAAGGATTTTTTAAAGGAGCACAAGCAGATACTAAGAGAGGACAAGCAATGTCACCTGGTACTTCTGTTTCTGGTGGAGCGAGAGGACAAGGCAGAGATCCATCAAAACAATTTGAAGATAAAGCGTCTATGTCTCAAATATCAAGAGATGCACTAACAGCTCAAAGAAAAACTGCTCAATATACTCTTAGTCCATCAACAAGTCCTCAAGGTAAAGCACTAGCATTCGGAGCTGGTTTAATTATTCCTGGTGGTGGTTATGTTGCAAAAGCATTAATGGATAGAATTCCATATTGGAAAAGAGGTAAACGAACTACTCCAACAGTTATGGATACCAGAGAAGGTAGAGATGATGCTCCACAAAAAATTATTAAACCAATTGAAGTTGAAACACCTAAAACTATCGATCCCTTATTAGTAGACCCAGTAAAAGATTTTTTTAATT